GCAACTTTGTTATCTTCGATCTATTGTCCGGTCCAAAAGGTTCGCCGAAGGATCGGGACGTCGACATTGCTTATCTTGCCAGCCCCTCGTCCGCAGGAACGGCAAGTGGCAACGCTTCCACGGGGGGGCTGTCGACGGGTATCGGGTTCGGGTCGCCGCCTATTATCGGTGTGACGGCGCCGGCAAGTATTGCGGCTGCCGGATTCACCGACGACTACGTACCGGGCGTGACCAAGCCAGACGGTACGGCGTCGACCACTTCGATCTACATGTACATTGGTGGCGGCAAGAGTGACGCCTACGGTGTATCTAGCCCGTACACTGCGGGCTACGGGATCGGTGGTGCTGGTCAAGGTGGTTCGCGTGACGCGGGCGCAGGTCCGGCTTACACCGGCTTCGTGACGAAGATGGTCACGGCGACCGGTGCTGTTGCGACTGGTGCGGCTGTCGAAACTGGCTACTCGAATCGTTCGGGCGTTGCCCTGACGACCGGGCAATCGGTCTTTGGCTCGTTTGGCACTGCGAGCGCGGTACCGGCGTAACAGAACAGGCGGCGGCGATGCTTATATCCGGTGTCCTGAAATTCGACCCGGAGGGTCGAATCATCGCGTCGTCTGACCCCCCCGTTGACTTTAACGGGGGGACACCTATTGCTGCTGATGGCGGACTTGCGGCGGCGGGCGGTGCTGCTGCCGAAATATACTTCGCGGCCATCGGCTATCTCAACGACGGTACGCTTACCGACAGCACTAGCCCGCTGCTCGGTCCTGGCCCGATCACAAACAGTGACGGGCAGATTCGTATCAGTAACGCCCTGCCCGCGTTCTACTACGCCGGGTTGCCGATTACGGCGGACGGGCGTTTGGCGATCAGCCCTGGCTCTGGCCCCCCGGTTGATCCGGGTGAATTCGATTTTGGCTTCGACAACAGCTTTGATATTGGAGTCTGACATGGCCCGCAAAACAATGCAAGCACTGTTGGCCCAAGCCGACGTCACGTTGCCTGACAACATTACGCAAGATATCAGCGCTGCTGATGTTCGCAATCTGATCAAGGACTTCATCGACTCGATGACGCCTGGATTCGGCGCGGTCGGAAATGAATTGCACACCCTGGTAGCGTTGGGCATTCCGCCGCAAGTGGTGCCTTACGACACGCTACTGGCTGTCACGGTTGACTTCAACTCCGCAAACATCGCCCTGGGTGAAGTTCAGCGATTGGCGCTCGGTCTGCCGTCGACGAATACTCGAGTGACGTTCTACGCGGGCGTGGCGGCACCAGCGGGCAACGAAATCGTCTTCACCCTGTTCCGTGATGGTGTAAATGTGCCGGGCGGCTGTACTGTCAGCGGACAGGGCATTGGAAACATCGTGGACGGGTCGTTCGAAATTATCAATGGCGAGCCCCTTGGTGGGAACCCGATTTACAAGGTGATGGCGTCGAAGGTTAGCGGGGCCGCTGCGGACGTTGAACTGTCTCAAGTACGGCTCATCCTGGAAGTGGTTCCGACTATCGGGGCCTAATCATGGTTGCCGGGCCATGCTCTTTTCCCGGCGAAACACGCTTCGGCGTATAAGGAGAATCCAGATGTTGACAGCACAAGAGGTCCAAGACCTTCAAAACCAGCAACCTCCAACCGATTGGGCGAAGTTCGACGTCGCCCTCGGGCAGGGATATGGCGCCATTGGCGGTCCCGGTGGTCTGCCCCCAGGAATGGGGCCGGGCTTCGACGACAAGCTGCACGTGCATTTTTTCATGCGCCCGCAGATCGACGTTGATCTGTCAACGAAGGAGAATCGCCCGATCTTCAAGAACATTCCGCACGTTACCATCATGATTCCGGGGGACAAGAACAACATCCCCACGAGCATCGTGATGGACATTCACAAGAAGCGGTTTCCAGAGCACTGGAGACAGTTCTTGGCCGGTCAGGCTGAACAGCTTGTCGGCACGCCGCTCCATGTGGCGCCGTTCATGACCGAAACGATGGTCCAGGAGCTTGCCTACTTCAAGATTCGGACGGTCGAGCAGCTGGCCGGGATGCCGGATGGCAACATGACCTTCATGGGTGCCCACCAGCTGAAGCAGCAGGCAATCGCCTACCTGGAGAAGTCCAAAGGTCTTGACGCCATGGCCGAGAAGATCGCGAACATGGAAAAGATGATGGAGCAGTTCAAGGCGCAGGCCGACGCCGCCGAAGCCAAGGCTTTGGCGGCAAATCAGGCGCGGGAAGAAGCAATTGCCATGGTCGCGCAAGAGGCTCGAGCCAAGACGCCGGAAGCGGTCGCAACCGCGAAGAAGTAAGCTAGGAGCGACAACATGCCTTACCAGATCACGAACTACCAGTCGTTGGCAAATGTCATTCAGACTGTGTGTTCGATGTTGTCGCTGCCCATTCCAACTGACCCGGCTGGCAGCACGGACCCGAACGTCGTGATGATGATTACGGCGGCGAATCTGGCCAGCCTGGAAATGCTCAACGCCTACGAATGGTCTGCGCTGACCAAGCGGGGCGTCATCAATGTTGTGACGGTACTGCCGCCGACTCCAGGCGAAGCCGTCGAGCAGGCGTACGACCTGCCGGAAGACTTCTACCGTTTCATTGACCAGACGCAGTGGAATGACGCGATGCGCTTCCCGGCTGTCGGGCCAGTGTCGCCGCAGGGCTGGCAGACTTACATGGTCTTCCCGATCAGCGCGAATTTCACGCTCACGTGGATGATCCGGCAACGGCAAATCTACTTCCTGAATCCTCCTGAGGCGCCGGGGCAGAATTTCAGCTTCATGTACTTGTCGCAGGCGCTGGTCCAGGATGCCGACGACACGACGCTGTACAAGAACGTTGCCAGCAAGAACGGGGATACCTTCCAGCTTGACGGCATCCTCATGTCGCTTATGACGCGGGTCAAGTGGCTCGAATCGAAGGGCTTCGACAGTAGCGCTGCGGTGCGCGACTTCTTGCTGGCCTTCGACAGCCGGATCGGAGCGGAGAAGGGTGCCAACATCCTGAACATGGCCGGGAATCGTCACGGCTACCCGTACATTGGTATCGGAAATCTGCCTGAGGCGTCACTCTACGGAATGCGACAGAATTGAAATGGCTGTTACTCTTCCTCCTGGTTGGGCTATCACCGCTTCGGTGGAGACTGTCCCAGACCCAAACGCAGCGACCGAACCTATCGCGGCGGGGCCGGGATTCGCCCGCTGGACTTACATCTGCACAGATCAGAATGGTCAATACGTTTGTGGCAGCGGGGCGGAGGAAGACTGTGAAGCGCAGGCCCTGACGGCGGCGCAATCCCGAACCCAGCAGCAACCGTACGACGAGGCAATCTAATGCCGCTGCAACAATACAGCCACCCGCGTCGAACGACGCCGCGCCGGTCGAGCCAAACGCAGACCCATAGCGCGTTTCCGTTCCCCTCTCCAATGCAGGGGCTGGATACGGTGCAGCCGTTGCCGGGTGGAAGTCCTCTTACGGCGGTTCGGCTCGAGAACATTATCCCTCGTGCGTTCGGGTGTGCGCTCCGTCCTGGATATCTGCGCCATGTGTCGAACATGGGCCAGGAAATCCGCAGCCTTATGTCGTACTTCCCCGCTTTGGGGGACCCGAAGCTGTTCGCGGCAAGTTCCAATGGGGACGTCTACGACGTTACCGATGCGCAGCTGTCGAGCTTTACACCCACTGCGGCGATGACGACGACCGGTGCGTTCAATGGAGAGTTCACTTCGCTGAACTTTGTCAGCAGCGCGGGGATTCATTATCTTGTCATCGTCGGGCCGGACCTTGGATACTGGACCTTTGATGGTACCACGTGGGTCGAACACGTATTGGGAGTCGGAGTTGGAGAAATCACCCCGGTTAACCCTCGTGACTTCGCCTATGTCACCGTCTACAAGGGGTCGCTCGTCTTTGTCGAGGAAAATTCAACGAGCGCGTGGTACCTCCCCTTCGGACAGATCGCCGGGACTGCGACCGAATTTGACTTTGGTGCCATGTTCCCCCACGGAGGGAAGCTCGAAGTCGTCCTCAACTGGACTTATGATGGTGGTGGCGGTACTACCGGCATCGGTATGGATAACAAGCTGGTCATGGTATCAGACCAGGGTGATGTGTTGGTGTACAGCGGCGAAGATATCAACGTTGCTGGCGATTTCCATGTGGAAGGCCGTTGGTATATTGGCCGAGTCCCTCCAGGGCGTCGATTCTCGGCACTCTACGCAACCGACTTGGCGTTACTATCGGAGCGTGGGCTGTGTTTCATGTCGGAACTCATGCGCGGGCAGGGGTTTCTTGAGAACGTAGGGCTGGCTCGCAAGATCAATTCGGAATTGTCGGCGCTCGTCCAGGCGCGGATCGACGCCAAGTATTGGGAAGTGGTGTTCCTGCCGTCGGAGCAGCTGATTGTCATCAACGTACCCGACTTCACGCGTACGTACATTCAGTTCGCCTACGAAGTCAACAACAAGGCGTGGTGCACGCTTCGGCGCATCCCAGCCCTGACGATCTACGCATTCAACGGGAACACGTACTGCGGTGACTACGACGGGAACGTCTGGCAGTGCTTTGAAGGCCAGTCGGATGGTGCTATTGATGACGTCCCAGGGACCGACCTGACGGGAATCTGTGTTACCGCGTTCCAGCCGATGGGCGATGGCGTTCGCGTGAAGCGCTTCTTGATGGTGCGTCCATCCTTCCTCTCGAATTCGACGCCCGGTGTGATGGCGGAGTTGAATAGTGAATGGGACTTGACCGGCCCTTCAGCAGCCCCTCCATTCTTGTCGGCAGGTGAAAGTCTGTGGGACGTTGGATCGTGGGACGTTGCCGTTTGGTCTGGAACTGGTAGGTCGTACGAATACTGGATGGGCGCGACCGGATTTGGACGTTACGCAGCGCTATCGCTTCAAGTGCGTGGTGCTGCGAACACGGTATTTGTGGGGTGGCAGGCGTTGGTGGAGCAGGGTGGCGTATTATGATCACAACCGCACACCAGGAGTTTCTCGTGAAATGGCTGTGTGAGCGCATCGGCTACGTGCCAACGCCGCACATGAAGTGCATCGCAAGTGTCAATGAGGACAACACGGTACTGAAGGGCGTGGTCGGTTTCGATGGGTACAACGGCGCTAGCGTTATTGTTCACATGGCCGGTGACCACCCGCAATGGATTGATAAGCGGCTGATCTACGCGACATTCGACTACATCTTCAACACGCTGCAGTGCAATCAGCTATTGGCGATGGTCCCAAGCGGGAACGACCGGGCACTGGAAATCAACAAGAGATTCGGCCTGGAAGTTGTCGTCGAGTTAGAGGGCGCGCACCCGGATGGGTCGTTGTTCGTTCTGCGCATGAAACGTGAAAATTGCAAGTGGCTGGTCCCACGCCTCAAGCACTAGGAGATATTGATGGGCAAGAAGTCCGCACCCCCTCCGCAAGACTATGCTGCCGCTGCGCAGCAGACCGCTGCTTCTGAAAAGGCAGCGCAGACCACTGCGGATTGGGCGAATCGCCCGACCCAAGTGGATATGTATGGCAATACCACTTCGTGGTCTGCCGTGCCCGTCAAGGACCCGACAACGGGCTTGATGACGAATCAGTGGACGCAGCGCACTCAGCTGTCTCCGCAGCAACAGCAACAGCTGTACCAGCAGCAAGCGCTCGAATCTGGAATGATGAACCAAGCTGGGACTCAGCTTGGTCAGGTGCAGGCTGCTTACAGCAAGCCAATGGACACGAGCGGGCTTGCTCAGTGGGCGCAGGCACCCCAGGCCCAGAACCTCAACGCGAATGCCTATCAGACCGGTGGCGCTGGCCAGGGGATGATGCAAGGGATCAATACTGATCGGCTTGGTGGAATGATGAGCCAGCTGAATACAGGGTCGCTTGGCAACATGCCCCAGGCCGACGCCCAGGAGCGGCAGCGTATTGAAAACGCGATGTTCGAGCGTATGGCGCCCCAGCATCAGCAATCCCAGCAAGCGCTCGAGGCGAAGCTCGGGAACATGGGCCTGACTCGTGGCTCTGAAGCGTGGAACCGTGAAATGCAGCGGATCGGGGACCAACAATCCCGTGAGCGCTACAACGCCATGGAAGTCGGTGGGAATGAAATGCAGCGCCTGCACGGCATGCAGATGCAGGGCCGTCAGCAGGGCTGGCAGGAATTGCTCGGCGCGGGCCAGTTTCAGAATCAGGCGCGGGAACAGGGCTTCCAGGAACTTCTCAGCAAGGGCAACTTCGCGAACCAGGCCCAGCAGCAGGCGTTCAATCAGAACATGGGCGCGAATGTCCAGAACTTCGACATTGCTGCGCGTGGCGGAGCGCAGAACTTCGACCAGCAGCAGCAGGCGGCGAACTTCCAGAATCAGCTGCGGCA